CAATACAAAATAGACAAAGCCGCAAAGGCTAGAGACGCCAAATCTAAAGTAGGCGGTGATGTTAGCGATTTTGCAAAACAAAGAATTAAAGTAGGCGATATACAAACAGACGATAACGGATTATTTTACCAATATACAGAAAACGGTTGGATTGAAGTTACAGGCATATCGGCAAATGCAAAAACTGGTAAAAACACAGGAACTCCAAAAATAGCTCCTGGTAGCAGACCACTAGCACCAGAAGGCGCTTTGGCAAAACAACTTACTAGTAAAGCACAAGGCAAAGACCAAACAGGTTTCATAGACCAAATGAAGCAAAAAGCCGGTGATGTTGTTAATAAAGCAATAGGCGGACCACTTGCTAGTAAAACTGCCAACGATCCAGATGCTACAACAGGACAAAAATTAGGTGCTAAGTTTGGTGCAGGTATTGGTCGAGCAATGTCACATGCGTTTAAGAAGGGCGAACCAGCAGATAAGAAAGCAGTAGTGCCAGTAGCGGCAAACGACTTAAAAGCATTCCAAAAAAGAATAATGGACCCAGCACAACAACCAGAGCAAAAATTAAAACTTGCACAAGACATGGTAAGTAAACTTGTAAAAATGCATGGTAATAATACAGATGTTGAAAAATACTTAAACACAGTAGGCCCTATATTAAAACAAAGCGGATTAAACAAATCTAATCCAACTGAATACCAAGCACTGGTCACTCAGGCAAGAAGTTTACGAGCTGAAGCATATCAATATATGAATAAAGTACTTGAAGCAGTAGGCTTAACATGGGAAGACTTAGGATACAAAGTAATAATTTCTGAAAGTATTACTGATAGTGTAATCCTTATGCCTATACAAGATATTCAACTTTCGAATATTAAAAAATTAGCAGGTTTATAAAATGAAGTTCCAAGAGTTTACAAAGCCTCTTGTTACTCGACTGCTCACAGAGTCAGCTTTACAGAACGAAGGTAAAGAAGGCAAAAATACTCACTTAGAGCATCTAGAAGATAACATATTCAACAAAGGATATGACGGTGCCAAAGAAGCAATTAACTATTTGTACAGTTTACATGAAATGTTATCCGGCAGTACAAACTCTCCAGTATCAATGACAACTAAATGGGACGGTGCTCCTGCTATTGTATGCGGTAAAGATCCAGCAACAGGTAAATTTTTTGTAGGTACTAAAGGAGTGTTTGCTAACAATCCTAAAATTAATTATACAGTTGCAGACATAAAAGTAAATCATCCTAGTGAAGGTTTACAAGAAAAACTTATACTTGCACTGAATACATTAAAACGTTTGAGATGGACTACTGTAGCACAAGGAGATTTCCTTTTTGCAAAAGACACATTAAGCGAACAAGAAATAGATGGTAAAAATTATTTAACTTTTTCACCTAATACTATAACTTATGCAGTACCAAGCCAAACTAAACTTTCTAGTGATATTATTAAAAGTGAAATAGGTATTGTGTGGCATACAGAATATGTAGGTGGACCTACATTAGCAGATACTACAGCAAAGTTTGGCTTTGACAGTAGTGTGTTAGGACAAGCACCTGGTGTTTGGCACAGAGATGCAATTATTAAAGACCTAAGCGGTACTGTAACATTCACTGCTGGTGAAAGTGCAGACATTATGCAGGCTATTAGCCATGCAGACCAATATTTAAAAACTGTTGACAGTGAAACATTTGCATGGTTAGGACAAGGCACAGACTTAATAGGTAAGAACTTTTTACAACAACTAAAAGCACACGCAAACAATCAAGTAAGACAAGGTTCTTTTGATGAACCTACAAAGTTTGCACAAGGGTTTATACAAAAGTACATAGACTTTATGACTAAAGAGATTGACAAAGTAAAAACTCAAGCAACTAAAGATAGAAAAACAGAATCAATGATAGAAGGTGTTAAATTTATTAAACAACACATTCAAGGTATTATAAGTGTATACGATTTATACTTAAAAATTATAGAAGCAAAGATTAAAGTAGTTAAAAAGTTAGAACAAATCCGTGTTATGGATACTTTTGTACAAACGGATAAAGGATTTGACGTTACTGGAGAAGAAGGTTTTGTTGCAGTTGACAGAATGGGTAATGCATTAAAACTTGTAGATAGATTAGAATTTAGCAGAATTAACTTTGGTTCCGGGAAACCAACAACATGATAGAAGACGAAAAACAGGACATGTATCAATTAATCGATACAGAACTTAGTGAAAGTAGACTGTTTAGGTTTACTGCTAGTTTTTCACGTCTTGCAGGTACAGATATTGCAGACTTGTTATATTTAGAAACACTTGCAGTTTATATGTTTGCATTAGATGGGGAACAGCAAGATTACGGAACAGCATACGCAAGAAAAACTACACAATATGGTCCTTATTCAGCGTTTAGGACTAGTTCAACGGATATATACATGCTAGGCTTTGCTATTAATCAACCAGAATACCAAGGTTTAAAGTTAAAAAACAAAGATAGAGACCATTTAAAGACACTTAGTTTTAATAATAGACAGCATTACATGTTTATGAATAAGATTGCTAGGTACACACCAAGTAGAAGTGAAGCAAGTTCATACTTTATAAGATTAGAATCACAACTAAAAATTAAAGACCCTATTTATAAGCAATGGAGACGTTTGATATTAGACTGGGGTAATTTAAAGTACGCTCAGAAACAATTCGTCATTGCAAAAATGATACAGCGTATTAGACTAAAAGGTAAAGGTTCAGAAATATTCAATAACTTAATGGCTATGAAGACTAGTAGGAGATTTGATAAAATAGAAAAAGGCAAACCTACAAGTAAATTAAAAAGAGCCGCCGCTACAATTGGTGGTGCTTATGCTGGTAGTAAAATACTTCCTAAAGTTACTAAAGGTAGACTAAGCAGTAAGACTGGAGCTGGCATCGGAGCCATTGCAGGTTACTGGGCAAGTGGTCGTAAAAAGGTATAAATACAGTTATGCAAATTAAAGACATTATTTTAGAAGACGACGAAACAATGACATTAGGTGATGTACAAATTTTGTATGGTGATGATCCTAAAATGATGAAAGCAATACAATATGCTTACCAACTACCCAAAATTAAAACTTGGGATCAAGCAATAGATAAAGCATCAGCAGTAATGCAACAACAGAGAAGAAGAGATGCTAGAAAGCCTGACAAAGTAGATAGAGAGTTTGGAACTGCAAATATGAAACTTAATCAACCTAAAGGTAAAAAAGCAGACCCTAATGCACCTGCAAAAACACGTGGTGCACAACTTGGCAACCAAAATGCCTTTAAAGGTGGCTCTAGTATAGCACAAGGTATTAAGAAAGCATACACATCAATTAGAGACTTTGGAAAAGATGGCTATGTTAGTGGCGTAAAAGATGCTATGTCTAGTGGCGGCGACCTAACAAAAGCAGTAACTGATAGATATACTAAGATGGCTAGAACGCCTAACAAAGCACCCAAAGACACATTTAATTCCTAAAAACATAACTGTTTAAGAATCCCCACTCCAGCATAAATACTATTAACCAGGATACGAAAGTATTCAATACTATTTAGGAGTAATAAAATGGCACAAACAAGAGTAAACGGTGCAGTAGCAGAAGGACAACTATTAGTTGGTTCTTTAAGCCACTTCATCATAGACGAAGTAGACGGAACTGATGATATCAGTAACTTTGGTTTTACTACAGGCGACGCAGATCCAGGTGAAGCAGTAATTCAAGCATTATCAATTCATTGCACACCAGTACTAATCAACAGCATTTCTGCAACAGTAATGCACGTTGGTGTTGAAGGATCCCCTGATGTAACAAAGATGACAGCATCTATTAAATCAGTACTTACAGGTGGCGGAGCAAACGCAACTGTAACAGCAGGTGAATACAGAGTAGTCTAACTTTAATAGAGTTTAACAACTTTTTAAAAATCCTCAACTTAGGTTGGGGATTTTTTTTGGGCCTTGTTTCACTTAATGTGATAAATACAAGTTATACAGGAGACACACATGAGTCTAATAAGAAGCGGAGCAATGAGCTCTGTCGAAGTACTAACTGGTAATATAGAATTTTTTACTTTGTTTACTACTTTGAATATAACAGTAACGGGTAATTATAGCGACGATAGTCAAAAAGACTTCGAAAGTGTAGTTCAATGTATAGGATTGAGAGCAATGCCTACTGTGATGAATAATCCAGTAGCATTAAATGGAATAGGTTCTCAGCAAATAGAAAGTTATGGTGCACCAAGTTTAACAGGTGCAGGATGGATTTTTAAATTTGCTACAGAAATACCAGGAGCTCATACAGTTGATTCATTGAAAGACGAATTACACGGAATTGTGCTGAATGGGGGTGTTATAGATACAAAAAATACTATAAACACTGAATTTACTAAACAGGATCTATTATAATGAAAGAACCAATACCAGAACAAAAGATAGAACAGCAAAGTAGACAAGTCTATGCTGAATCTAACAACCTAGAAGCACACATCATAGCAGATATGCTCCGTATTGAGAGCATAACAACAGAACTTAGAGAATTTAAAGAAGACACTAAGCACAGATTAAACAAAATAGAAAACTGGCTAGTTGCAATAGTTGGAACATCGTTCACAACACTACTTGCATTAGTAGTTGGTTTACTAGTAAACTTTTTCGGACAGTAATATGAAATTAAATGAATTAACAAAGCCTAACCAAGCAAAGACTAAGGACAAAAAGCCTAAGTTACAAAAACCAAGCAGAGGACATCAAAGTCCACATCCTATGCAAGGTAAACTTGTTGGAGAGTCTACTATAGAAGAAGCATATGGTAGTGGTAGTGAGATTACATTAGAAGATAATCAAGACTTTCATGAGGAATTTGGCGTAATAGGATATAGCGAATGTGATGAAAATGTTTTTGAAGCAGAATATCAAGGACGTAAAGTTAAACTAAACAAGCCTATGCAAGGCGATTCTAAAAAGTTTAAAGTTTATGTTAAAGATCCTAAAACAGGCAATGTTAAAAAAGTTAATTTTGGACAAGGCGGTGATGCTAAAGGCGGCACAATGCGTATTAGAAAATCAAACCCCAAAGCTAGAAAAAGTTTCAGAGCAAGACATAATTGCGAGAACCCAGGACCAAAAACAAAAGCCAGATACTGGTCATGTAGGAAGTGGTAATATGAGACTAGAAGAAATAGCAAACGAAGAAATCTTTGAAGCCCGTATGGTATGGCGTAAAATGGGCAAATCGATTAAACGTGCTGTTAGGTGTACATCAGGTAGACGTAAAGGCAGAGTTGTATCTAAAGCAAGTCAATGTTCTGCACCTATTAACATGAAAAAGCGAATGACATTAAAACGTACAAAAGCAAAAATGGGTAAGAGACTTAGTAGAAAAGCACAAAGAACAAAAAGACTTAATCCAGCAAGTAGACGTTTAAGACAACTAAACAAAAGTTAGGTAAGCGAAGATAAATGAAATTTAAAGACGTTAGAACATTAGAAAGTATCTTAGTCGAGTATGGCATGAAGCAAGGTGCTAGTACACCTACATCTGACCAACAAACTGGTGCAACTGCAAAAGCAACAGCAACAGCAACACCAACCGGAAGTCCGACTATTGAACCAACAGCACCTACACCAGACTTAGGCAGTCCTACTATAACAGGCATAGATGTCAAAGAGCCTGATCCAAAAGAACAACAACCAGCATTCAAAAAGATTAAAGCATTAGACTTGGATGATGGTACAGAATACAAAGATGATAAAGGTGAACTACAAGGTACAGTAATTAGTAAAGTAGGCAGAGGCCCAACACCAGACAAAGTAGTTGTTATGGACCCTAAAGGAGAATACAACATTGTAGATCCTGAACAAGAGGTACATATTGATTTAGATGAAGGTGCTAGAGCAAAACAAGTTCACAAAAAAGCATTAAACAAAATTAAGCCAAAACACCGTTCACAAATGAAAAAAGTGAAACGTCTTGCAAGATTAAATTTAAAAGAAGCAGATGAAAAATTATTTGAAGTAAACTTTAATAAAAAAACAGTCATAGAAGAAGCATTAGATTCACCTATTAGATGTGGATTTGAAGCAGAAACTCTTTGGTCCGATATAGAAGGGCAAAGTGATGACGTAGATAACTATTCAATCTCAGAGATTGATGATAATTTTGGTGGAGTAGATTGGGATAGTTTGTCAGAAGGATTTACTGACTGGATCTATGAAAATAAAATAGAAGAATACATGGACGATGCTGTTAGTGATTGGGTTGAAAGCAACAGAGACGATTACTATCAAGAATTTGCAGAAGCAGAAAACATTGAAGAATATGATTGGGCCGATAAAAAGGAAGAAATACTCAGAGGTGAATTTGGCGATGAGCGATATGAAAAAGAACCAGAAGAATGTGAAGAAGAGTATGGATATGACGATGACAATTGGTTACGAGAATATATTGACCAAGAAAGAGAAAGTGATTTTGAATCATTCTTAGAGGACAGAGCAAAAGACGATGACTATGTAAAAGAAGCGGCATACGAACAAGCCAGTGAGTCATATGATTATGACGATTGGATAAATGATGCATGGTACAGCATGTCCAGTTTCTGTGAAGATTATGGTATTGAAATTTCCGGCGGATCAGACTTGCAAGAAGTTGCGAATATTATGGAAACATGGATTGAAACGGAAAGTGCATTTCATGACCACAGACCAGATACAGGCGGATATGGAGAGACATCCGGAGATGTAACAGAGTATGCTGTTGAAACAGATTCGAGTATAGATGGTAGTGGTACTGGTGCAGAAATTATCTCTCCTGTATTTACTAAACCTAGAAACATGCTAAATGAATTGAATAAGTTCTTTGATATGGTACATGATAAAGGTGGTTCAACAAATAGAAGTACTGGACTGCATGTTACTATGAGTTGGGACGGTGAAAGAAACGGCTTACCAAGTGCCGCAGAACCAATGAAAGCCAAGATGGCATTATTGCTAGGTGACAAATACTTATTACAAGCATTTAACAGAGATGGTAATAGTTATGCTAAAAGTCAATATGACAACTTAAAAAAAGCCACAGAAAAATTAAAACAGAACATGAACGACCAGGCTAGTTTTGAACAACTAGAAGCCACATTAAACGATGCAATCAGTAACGACAAATTCCAAGCAATACATTTTAAATCTCAGAAAGATAGTCAAACAGGAACTAATCTTATAGAGTTTAGAATAGGCGGCGGTGAAGATTATCATTTAAATTTTCCAAAAGTTTCCAAGGCTGTTATACGATATGCTACCAGCATGAGAGCAGGGTATGATGAAAGTTCTTTTAAAGAGGATTACATCAAAGCGGCATTCAAACTAATTAACAAATTAGACGATATTAGCGATAGAGATAAAGAAAGAGTAAAAAACAGAGAAGATGAAGGTGTGTCCCAAGAAGACATAATGGTTATAGATGCAGTTAAAACTATAGTTAGTGCAGACAACTATGTAGAAACAGTAACCAGAATGGCAAATGTCTCCAGTGCATTACAAGAATGGCAAAAATTAAGTTTTAAGAATGCTGATACTAATTGGAAGGCTAAATGGCAGAAATTTTTATCAGACACAGGCAAAGCACCAGCAGACTATGGCGATGCCGAGTTTGCAAAACTGATAAGCGAAGCACCTGAAACGTTTGGCAAACCTATGAGAGGTTATGTACAACCCCATCTTAAACCACCAAGTATCAGAGCTGTTAAAGAAAAAGAAGAAGCAATGGATAGGTTAGGAGTTGTATTAGGACAACTAAGTAATGATTTAATAACTGGTACTTCTAGAGCAAAATCTAATGCTAAAACAATAGGCTCATTTAGAAATTTCTTTAAAAGGTATGAGATTACATACGAAGAGATAGCAGAAAAAGTAGTAGACCATTCCGGAGCAATCAACATGACCGGCGAATCTATAACTGCTAGAAAACGAATAACATCAATTAAACAAGGACTAGAACAGTTACTTAAAAAAGATATAATCACTCTTCCAGAGTTTTTAAAGAACCAAGACACAGAAGTATTGGTTAATGCAATATGGGGTATGTTTAATGCAGACGTTGATATCAACAAAGACATAGACAACTTAATTAATGCTATATCTAAAATGCGTCCAGACATGAACAGATTAGATATCGAGAGTGTTATTAATGCAAGTAAAAGCAAAAGAGAATTTAACGATTTTTATAGTTCATTATTAAAAGGTAATTATCATAACAATGCGGCTCCTTTTGAAAACGGCATACAGTACAATCCAGAAGGTTATAAGGAAGCACTAAAAATTGCTAGTAAATATCCTGAATATGACGAACCTGTTAGTACGTTTTATAATCAAAACATATACAGTGATGACAGTTACGAAGATAATTTCCTAAGCAAGTATATGATGAAACTGAGACAGAGATTACAGACTTTGGATGATTTGAAAGACGAGAACACAGAGTTGTATTTAAAAACAACAAAGTCTATGTCAAAACCACTAGAAGCATACTTAAAGTCAGTTAAAAGCAATGCAGAGTTAGAGAAAGACTATGAAGGCGAGGTCACAGACAGATACTCAGATTATGCCATTGACAAATTTGTCAAAGGTAGTGAAAAGATTATAGCTGGTATTAAATCTGGATCTGGCGAAGATACTGATGGTAGATCTTTTGGAAATGCAAGTACGCATGTTGTTACAGACTATATAAGAAACGTTTTAATGAATCATTATAGAGCAATACAAGAAAAAGACCCAGAGCAGAAGAAGGCATGGGCGGAGAAAGGCAACGTTCTTGATAAGAAAGCCTTTCTACAATTAAAATTATTAATGGAATCTTGGGATAAGATTATTACTAAAACATTAAACTATCCATCACAGCAGGCAACCATTGACCACAAGCAACAGGTTATACAAAAAAGAGATGACTTTAAAAATCAGAGAGCAGAAAAACCAGCCGCAAGTGTAAATGTTCCTTTTTATAGTAATGTGTACATAACGCAAAGCCAATGGGTAGACATAAAATCATCTAACGTAGATGAGATTAATCCATACGTTCAAAAAGATGTAATACTTGGCGCTCGTAACGTTAATAGTAATCAGAAAAGTTTTTTTGTAGTACCAGCAGTACATTATTCACAATGTGAAGATGCTCTCAATGGTTCGAGTATTGTTAATGTTCAAATGAAGGCAGGTAATGATAGTCAAGCATGGAGACTGCCTAAATATAAAGCAACACTAAAAGCATTCTATAAGATATATGGCGTGAGCTATCAGGATTTGATAGATAAAGCAAATTATAAAGAACTTGATGGCGAAGACAGAGGTAAAATATCAAAACTATTTAAAATAGAATTTACCAAGGATGGTGACGGCAGAGAAGGGCAAGGAGACTTTGACACACTTATTCCTAAAGACGAAATGCAAAATCCTAAAAGTGGAGAACCTTTAAGTAGTAGTGCTAGAACTATGTGGACAATGAACACTGGTGACTCCGCTATAAAACAATTTGATGCGTATGATTGGACACAGCGTACTCCAGAATTTAAAGCCCAAGTATATAAACTAGTTTCTAATGGCGAAACTTTTAATAGAGCATTTGAAACAGTACAGGATCTTAAAAACCGACAAGAAGATACAGTCACCAATGACCTTTTACGAGTTGCCGGAGTATCTGGCGATAACTACAGAGAAGACTCCTCCGCCGCAATAGCAAGAGATACAGATTGGACCGAATTAGCTCAGCACTTACTAGGGGAACCAGGTGCAAATGAGCAAAGTTCTAATTTGCTTAGAAATATTTTCGACAGTTTAAATGATGACTATACGAAATACAGAATGACAGATGATAGACCAATAGTAGGCATGGATAGATATCTATTAGCAGTTAGAGATGCAAAGACGCACATAGAAACAAATTATACATTAACAGATGGTAACTATGTTGCAAATAACAGTGACGTTAGCGGTAGTTACGATACATCTCCTACAAGAGGCAGAGATCCAGAACAAGAACCAGAACAATCTATAGCAGATGCAAGAGACTTTTATCCAGCATTTGATAATATGATGCGTGATGGCATGCAAAACTTTATGCGAAGCGGTAAACCGGTAAATGATCTTGTTGGGTTTTTAACTAACAGTGGTAATACATCTGCTATGAAAGATGCGGTGTTGCAGGCTATACAATTTAACAAAGAAGGCGGCGGCGTACCATTAGATTATGATTCAGCATTGACATTAGGAAGTAACCGAATTGCAGTTGCTAACGAAAGTGTGTTTAACAAGTTCGATGCATTACCATTACAAGAACAATTAGACATATTGAATAAGTCCAAAATTTTAGAAGGTAAAACAACACTTAATCCTCCAAGTATAGACGTAGGCGATGAAGTTAAAGTAGGTAAGTTTAAAAATAGCAAAGCCACAGTAAAAGGTTTTACTACAGATAAAAACGGACAACCTGTGTTAAAAACTAATAAAGGCGATAAGCCATTGTACAAGCCACGTGTTAGTAAATTAGAACCTAAAACTGTTAAAGAAAGTGTACCAGTTATTAAAACAATAAAGATTTTAAATGACTTGTTAGCAGACCATTTTCCAGTAGGTGACCTTAAGAAACAAATGTTAGCCTTCCAGGCTATACCTATTCCTTCTATGCTAGACCAATTTAGAGAATTAAGAGCAGAAGCAGGTGACGATGCCTGTGCTAGAGGCATAGTAAGATATTACACAACTGCTTTACCAAAAGAACAACAAGACCAAATTGATTTACGAGAGTGGACTAAAAGTAAAATTAACAGTTTAGTAGAATCCAAAGGTATAATGGGCAGAGTACTAGGAGATAGATTTCAAAAGGGTGATGATGTTTTAGAGTTTCAAAGTGTTAATTTATACCCCACAGAACAAATGGAGTTTGAATCACCTGAGCAACGAGATGATTTAATACAACAATTAGAACAAGAATTAAATAGTCAAATAGAATGGACAAATGTTCCTAACAGAGGCAGTTTATCTTTTGGTATTGCTGTATTTACAGATCCAGAATTAGATGACAAACTAACGTATTGGGGAAGATACTTTAAGCAAAAAACAGTAGATATGATGGGTAAGTGGAGCAATAGTCAAGTACCTCAAGGTTGGAAATTACAGACTGCTGGGGCAATGAAACTAGATATAGGCATTGATCCACAGCACTTGATTAAGACAGATGCACCCTTTAACGGGGTCTTAGAAGTCATACAAGCAGTGAAAAGCAATTCCGCCGGTAATGAGCTATCCGAATCCTTAGTAAACGCACTAGAGACTATACATACACAGGAACATCCTGTGTTCCCAGGACAAATAACAAATTTACCAGCATTAAGAGATTACTTTGGTGAGATAATGGGCCCAGTAGCACTTATGAGTGAAATGGTAGGCGGACAGGCAGATGCCGCCAAAGCAGATTTATTAAAAGGATTATCTTGGTCAGAATGTAGTATATTTTGGCCCATGGCAATGAATGCCCCACTAGTTGACAGTTACTTTACAGCACCAGACGGTACTAGAGTAGGTATTAGTAGTAAGGGTGGTAAAGGTGCAAAAGCCAGTGTTAAAAACATACAAGATGCAATATTAAAAGCACCAGATGAAATGAAAGCACAATATCAAACAACAGTGAAAGTTGTAGACATAGTTCAAAGCAATAGTGCTAAAGACGGACCAATTAGATTAGCAGAATTATATAGAATATTGCCACAAGGTTTAGAACAAGAAATTAATGGTTATATTCAAGCAGGTAAACAAGACTATGCTGGACTAAGTCCTGCATGTACAGAATTATTTAATTACGGCACACCAAGACAGGATGTTCCAGGCTTTAACACAGGATATGCTATGCTGGCTCTACTTGCTAAAAAAGTTACAAGAGCAATCAACACAGCAGGTCCAGAGTTTGGACAAGGTTGTGTAGCATTCCTTAACCAATCAAGCATTGTACAGTTATATTGTAAGATGGGTAAAAATGGACAAGATGCTAGAGTAACAGGATGGGAGGCTGTATATCCGCCAAACTTCCAAGGTACAGTAGAAATAGACGGCAGTAAAAATTATTACAGTTCAAGAATTGGCGGCAAATTTGCATTTGGATTTAAGTAATGAGATTACTTGAATTAGAAATACAACGTCCTAAACTGGACAAAGAGTTTCCTAGAAACATAATGCCACAAGTTAGAAAAGGCGACCTAGACGATTCTCCGTTTGAATACAACAAAGAAGAAGTTAAATTAGATACACTTAAACCAGTACAACGACAACGTGTTGCCGGAATGCATGATAAGGCAAAACGTGGATTTGCAGATGGCACGATACGTCCTATCATAGTAGACAAAGATAACTATATTGTAAATGGTCATCATAGATATGACATTGCACTTAGTCAAGGATTACCTAGAACAACAGTACTCAAGGTAGATGCTACTATAGAAGACCTCATAGACCATTACAGTAATAAAGCAGATGACAGTCCTACGTTTGAGCAAAAGTTTAAACAAGCGATGGATAAAAATGCTAACACTAATAAATAAAGATTTTCCTATCTGGGAAGTCAGCGATTTCGAAGTTCCTAATTTTAATTATATACTTTCTAATCCAAACAACTATACACAACTTGGATACGATAATGGTGGATTAAGGCAATCTATAAAAACACCAAAAGAAGTAGATTTTGCATGGCATAAAAGTTGTCTGCCTATACAAGAAATGCTCAGGACTTGTGATGAATTAGTGTTACAACAAATGTGGTGTGGTAAACTTAAAAGTTTCGAATGGCCCGACCCAGAACATAATAGTGTAGATGTATTGTTAGACAAACCAGATTTTATGATGCCACCACACGTAGACAACAGAGTCGTGCTAGGTGTAATAATTATAAACTTACAAGACAATCCTGAGAACTCTGGGACATACTTTGATCAATTAGATTACAGAGGCCCCACACAAAAAGGAACTGGTATTTTTATGCTTAATCATATCAACACATTGCATTCTGTAAATCAACCTGGACCAACGGATAGACTAATTGGTTATCAAACACTAGTAATTAATCAGATACAAGTAATATGATTAGTGATAAACTTGTAGCAGTAGATTTAGAAATTGCTAGTACATGTAATGCCGCATGTCCTGTATGCGTTAGGCGTACAAGAGGCGTATTAAATAATTTTACACAGCAAATGCGAACTCTAGCAGATGTTAAGCAAATTTTTGAGGGATTATCCGGACAAATAAATTCTTTAACATTATGTGGCAATTTAGGCGACCCAATGACCTGTGCAGAAATAGTTCCTATATGCGAATGGTTTACAGAACAAAATCCAAACGTATTCATTAGTATTTCAACTAACGGTGGAATAGGGACACCAGCACAATATAAAGCATTGGCAAAATTAGGAATTCAGCTGATATTTGGTGTTGATGGAAATTCAGAAGAAATACTTAAACTGCACAGAGTAAATGTTTCTTACAAAAAAGTTTTAGCAAACATGAATGCATACATAAACAATTATGACATAGACGACCATAATGGATTCAGTCATAATCTTACATGGCAATATATTTTGTTTGAGCAAAACAAGACAGATTTACTGCCAGCACTACTTACAGCAAAACAACTTGGCTTTAGACAATTTCAAATTAGAGAACCTAACGGTTTTGCCGGCAACCCTGATAATGCAATCCCTACCTATGATTTTTATACATCAGAGTTTACACATTGGCTAACTCCAGTTACCGATGATTTTACACAAGACATCTACCATTGGTGGCAAATACAAGATGATGACTCCTACAACAAAATATTTGATATACTTAGTAATATAAATCCTGCTATAGATAAAAACGGCCCAATGTGGAATGGCGCAAAATGGCACAAGCCAGTTGCAGATGAAATTGTTTATACCTCTGAATATTCGGGTACAGAAAAATTTGTTGTGGATATACCACACTATATGACAAGTCAACTAGACACTTACCAATCACAGACATGTTACAGTCTAAATTATGAAGACAACAGCAATTTAAAAAAAGATGCATTGAATGTTTTTATTAGTCATGACAATTATGTGTACCCATGCTGTATAGTTGGTGGCGCTGTTACATCTGCTAAAACTAAGTTAGGTTATAATAACAACGAACATATTAGAGAGTTACTCAACAACATAAGTTCATATGGATTAGAATCATTTAGTTTAGCAAACACTAATTTAAAAGAGATATTAAATACTGGTGTATTACATACAACATATTATGATGATATACGGAATGGTAATGCGAGTACCTTCTGTAAGTTGTCTTGTGGTAAATGTTCGGATACAAAGAAAGCATACAACCCTTTTTAATATAGAATAAATATGTATTATGCAAATAGCAAACATTACAAACCCATTCTATAAATTTATAAAGACATGTAATGAAACATGGATAGATATAGATAACATACCTAGAACCAGTAAAGACCATATATTTGGTACATGCACATTCTTTGACGAATACTGGAAAGACGAAAATGAGTTAAATAATGAGATACCAACAATATTTATTATTAGTATAGATGGCATAGGTAGTAGAGAACTATATAAGATTTGGGAAAAGTATCATTTAACTAATACAACTTTAATTCCAGACTTTATTGCAAAACACAAAAATCCTATAATACTATTTGACAATAGTGCTGAAGGGCATTGTGATGAAGATATGCTAAAATTTATTTCACAAGTAGTGGATATGTATAAGTTAAATCCTAATACAACATTCTACGGCAATAGTGCAATAAACATTAAAGAAATACACCAACGCACAGAGTATACAAACTTTAGAACACTATACACAGCAAACTTCCAAGAAGATACAATGTCAGAGTTATATGAACAATTGAGCAACTTAGAAGTTGCTTATGAAGGTAAAGGGAAACTTTACAGTTGCTTAAATAATGCGCCTAAGCCACACAGGGCATTGCTACTTGGAGCATTAGACATAGGCAACAATATGGTTAGTACACCTAGTGTAGATTTTCAAGAGCTACAATCACAAACAATTAAATATTTAATCGACCAATCAGAACGCCAACAAATATCTGCAGAAGATGTTAATGATGGTATATCCTACTTAAAAGACTTGCAGTTAATATATCCGTTAGAGTTAGACAAACGTAACGATGACATTATACACATGAAACAACTATCCGCTGATAACAGTTTTATCTCAGACTTGTTAGATTGTGACTTACAGTTAATTACAGAAACATTTAGTGATAACACACTTGTTATTACAGAAAAAATTTACAAAGCAATTATTATGAAACAACCTTTTATAATATTTGGACCACATCGAATATACAAATTCCTACAGTCTAAAGGTTATAAAACATTTGAACATTTGATTACTACTAATACTTGGAAAGGGTCTAGTAATTACGACTCTACAACAAATATTATTACTAAGATAAAGTTTTTAATACAGCAATTAGAAACATTGTCTATGTTAAAAGAGAACCCAATTAAGTGGCAAGAGATAGAACAGCAAAACAAATTAGATGCAGAGCATAATTTTGACCTATTTACACACAACATGCACTCTATTAGAGAATCGTCTACACAAGGATTAGACGCTTGGCTATCTAATTATGAAGATTTTAACTTGCTGTTTAATGTAGACTTAGATAAATAGTTGTATGAAGATTAATGAAATTATAATGAGTGAATCAGCATCGATGGGAGGCATGAGTGCCGGAGCAGTTGCTACAGTAGTAAAACCTATTGTAAATGACGTCCAACGTGTTGTTCAACGACCTAAGAAACCTAAGAAGATTGGAAAGAAAAAGCCTGGACCAAAAGGCAAAAGTACAGTTTTAAGGAGATAGCATGAGAATAGTATCTTCAAAAAATGGTCCAACCTTCTGTAGTTCTAAAGAGTTCCGATTATTTGACCGATTAAAACACGAAAAAGGTATATATGAAGTAGACCTTTCAGAAAACGATGTACACACATGTAACCAACTAAGGCAACGAGGATTAGTTCTTAAAGTTAATAGCAATGGCAAAACAAAATACAAAACTTACCCGCAAGAAGCCGCTTACTAAAGCAAAAAAGCAGGCACTTGCAAATAAACTACAGCAAACTGTAAACAAAGTCAGTACAAAAGGACTGTTCTTTAAAACAAGAACCACCGACGGTAACTGGAATATTGTTGACGGTAAAAATAAAACAATAGTATTAGAAAGTGTATTGCTAGTAGAGTCGGCTAACCATATGCTTAACAGTTTAAATCATTCTAATCAGAGACAAGTTAAACAACTGTTAAACTCTTACACAACATCATTAAAAACTTATCAAGGGGCCATTTTTAAACATTTAAACGACATAATGTTTTACAAACATACCCTCAAAACAACAGAAAGTTCAGTATTGTATCATTCAACAGAAGCAAGAGTAGACCTATCTCTTATGAAATTGAGGAAGGCAAGAGAAGAGTTACACACAAAATTAGCCACAAATACCCATCACGGCAAGTATCTAGTTTAATAAAAACTCCAAAAATTTCCTAGATTTGATAAATACAATTAACAAATCATCATTATCGGGAAAATAAAATGAGAATAAACAATTTTAACAAAACAGGATTTCAAAAGGTAAAAGACTTAAATGCATACCTTACTGAAAATCACGGTGTTAAAGTAAATGGTTTTCATCCTAAAGCAAGACTTGAAAAAGTCCGTGAACAGGCTGAACAACATATTATTACTTTAAGAAACACTAACAAACAATTTAACTTAGATCCAGAATACGCAAAGTATTTAGGTGTCAAAGACGTCATTGACGTAATGCTTGACGAAGGCATGTATGCAGAAAGTCCTGCAATGTCAGAAATGATGTATGAGATATCTGAAACATGTAAGTCTTTAATGGACTCAGGATATACAGTAGATGAAGCAAGTACTGAATGTATGAACAAATTCAGACAAGATCCCCGATATGCTTATGATGATTCTTTTGTACTACCGATAGTATTAAAAGCGGCTAAAGACTACCAAGAGTCATGTGGTTCAGCACATGAGTCAGTTGAAACAGACATGCAACCAGTTCCAGAAACAGATATTAACGAATACCTATTTAAAGAAATGGCAAGAGAAGTTGGTATGGAAATAGAGAACGTTGAAACACTAAAAGCAATTGAAGAAAAAATTAATATGTTTGCTGAAGTAAGTGGCAAAAGCAGAGATGCAGTTGTTGGCTTCTTAAATGATTTAGAAGAAGATGCTATATCAGGTGGAATACAAATGTTTGGACAAAAAGTTGCAGAACAGAACAAATTTACAGGTGCTAGAAAAGACGCTATTGCACAAGGTAAAGATGCATTTGAAGTAGACGGTAAACTATATAGAATTACTGGCAGTACTAAAGACGAAGAAATGCAAGAAGCAAGTATGTTTGAAGATATTATTGATGACATGTTAGCAGAAGAAGTCGAAGTTGAACAAGCAGAAGTTATTATGGCGGCGAGAGCATTGTCAGATGATATTCAAGGTCAGATTGCAAGATTAGGTAAAATGGTAAATGAAGATTTACCTGCTATAGCAGACCAAATGAGAGCAGAGATGGGTGCCCAAGTTGCCCAAGGTTTTGCAGATTCAATGACAGCGGCAGTTGACGGACATCTTACAGCAACTAAGGCAACAAAACAAGCAATGGATGATGCTATTGGAAGTATTACTGGTGAAGCACCAATTACTCCAGCAATGGGTGACGTTCCTATGGATGCGCCACTTGATGCAGAACCTATGGCAGAGCCAATGGCAGATGTTGTTGATGTTAACGATCCTGCGGCGGCTGGACCAGAAGAAGCCCCACTAGGCAGAGACCCAGTAGACGCACCAAAAGATCCAGCAGGTATCTAAAGTGCGAATCCGTGATGTATTCCTATTAGAGGCATACTACGATGATTTGCAAGTTGCAATCATGGATAGGCTTGCTCAATACCTAAGTCAAGAACAAAACGAAATCCCAACAGATGAATTCAGAATGGCATTAGCTGATGATGGCTTTATGTTAAGTTTTGAAGAAATGAAAGCCGCAATGGAACAAATGGGTGCAGTTGCTAACATAGATGACAGCACTATTACTCCTAAAGGCAAAATACCAGACGAACTAGCAAATCCAGAAGACCAAGTAGTTGAACCAGACGTTGCTGGAATGGCTGGCGATCAGGCTATGTCTGCCGTAAAAGACGAACTCCCACAATAACTAACAAATAAATACAAGCATGGAAGATAGATTAATTCGTGCCGCCTCGGCGTTAAATAGACAATTATTTGAACAGTTCAATGGTTCATATACAGACGTAGCACACAAAACCGTTAAAGCAATTACAAGAGGCGGAGATCCTGCAAACTATGATGACGATGAAATTATAGATTACATGGTCCCTATATTGCACACACAACGAAACGAATACACGATTCAAACAGAAAAACTACCATGTACAATACCTTACATAAGTTTCGATGTACCTAATGACGAAATTGAAGAACTTAAAAATGCACTAGGTGGCACTAAAAATCCTAACTATGATGATTTCCGTAAACGTAACTTAGCCGGAACTTTAAGCAAAAAAGAATCAGACAATATAAAATTCCAACAACGTTACTTCGATAGATTAGAAAAATATCAACATAAGTACCAAGAATTACTTAATGTAGACAAAAACGGATGGTATGCTCAGTTTCCGGAAATTTCTTATGTACTAAACAAAGAAGGTATGCGTAACCCATACAACTTGGATGACCTAACAGACAATGAATTTATACCTGTATTTGGAGACAGTAATACTTTTGGTATGGGAACACCTGAAGAGAATATATGGTATAACCAGTTAGATGAAGAGTTGCCTATATATAACTCAGGTGTTATTAGTGGTACTTTAATGGATGTGTATAACTTACTTACGTCTATGTATAAAACTAAAAAATTTAAAAAGGCTTATGTTGTAATTCCCCATTCAGAAAGATGGAATGGCATTAGTGAAAAAGGTTACATTGAAGGCATATCAAGTGGTACTCATTTGTTTCTTAAACAATTTGAAGATATAGACGAAGTATTAAATCAAAATACAAGACAGTATTACAGATGGATGGCTACACAGGCATTAACAAACTTCTGTATAATAAATGATATTGAATTACATTTATGGGATAACAATACATTTGCAACTATACAATGGTGCAAAGACCAAGACCTACATGTTCCTAGTTGGCTGTTTATTTACAGGCACATGATACCAAAACTTAAAATTGCAAATGATTGTGGAGGAGGCATTGAAGATTGGCCCAAACACACGGCTAGAGATTTTGTGCATTTCGGCACAGAATGGCATGATAAAATAGCAAAATATATGTTGACAGAAGGGATATAATAGTGTATACTTATAAATTGAGGATAATGGAAACCGCATGTTACTAACAGAAAAGATTGAATATAAGAAATTAGAACGAGTTACAACTGCAGAAGGCAGAAAGTATATCGGTGATGACAATATACCAGTGCCAAGTGTAACAACAGTATTAGACAAAACATCTGATAAGACTGCTCTTATTGCCTGGCGTAAAAGAGTTGGCGATGCTGAAGCAACACGAGTAAGTACTGAAGCGGCTGGTTTAGGTACTAAAGTTCACAATGCATTAGAGCAATATATACTTGGTGAAGATTATGAAATCAAAGGTAATAACTTTGTAAGCATACTTGCAAGGGATATGACAAACTTAATGATTAATGAGGGTTTTAGTAGTGTAGATGAAGTTTGGGGAACAGAAATTGGACTTATTGCTCCTGGACTATATGCTGGTACAACAGATTGTGTTGGAATGCATGGCGGCGAAGAAGCAATAATTGACTTCAAGACAAGTAAAAAAATTAAGCCTACTAAATGGGTACAAGATTATTTTTTACAATGTTGTGCTTATGCAATGGCACATAATGAAATGTACGGAACAAATATTCGAAAAGGTGTAATACTAATGGTTAGTCGAGATGTTGAACTCAAAGAGTACGTTATTGAAGGTGAAGAGTTTGACAAGTATTGTGGATTATGGACTAGCAGGTTAGAAGAGTATTATAGCAAATTCGGATGATATCAAAACAGGTTAGATTACTTAATGCTGTACAAGGCAAGATTAAAGTAGAAGACTTTGAAATTGTAGATGTAGAAATACCTGAATTAGAGTCAGGTGAAGTATTAGTAGAAAATGCCTATTGCAGTACAGATCCATATATTAGACCTTCGATGGGAATTACTGGAGATGTATTCCACACAAAACCAGGCGAACCTATAACAGGCGATGCAGTAGGAACTGTTATTGCTAGTAAGAATGACGATGTCCCAATCGGCACAAATGTATTACATAGAAGAGGTTGGCGTACACATTCTATTTTATCAAATACAAAATCGTCGACATCAGTAAATACTGGATTATCAAACGAAGACCTAGTTTCAATTATACCTGATAATAAAAAGTTATTAGATTATCTTTCTATGAATGGCTTAGTTGGTGTAACAGCATATTACTCATTGAAGAAAGTATTAAATCCACAACCAGGTGACATAGTTGCTATAGATGGTGCGACAGGTGGAGTTGGACAAATGTTTATTCAAATGGCAGTAGCATCTGGTATCGAAGTTTATGGCATTACTTCCACTCAAGAAAAGGTAGATTACATAAATCGTATAGGCGGTATAGGAGTACTAGTACCAGCACAAGGCGGACTAGCAAAAATACACAAAGTTTATAATGCTACTTTCCCTAATGGTATAGACAAGTACCATGCAAATGTGTGTACCGAAAGAATGTTGCTAGGACTAGCAAAATTAAATCCACAGGCACATCTAATACTTTGTGGTGCTATGAAAACCTATAACTCCAGCATTAACGTTTTAGGTCCTAACATACAACCACTAATTCATAAAGGCGGAACCATTCACGGTTGTGCATGGGTGTTCTCTATAGATGAATGGAGACAAGAATACTTAGATTTTATTGAGACACACTATGAAAAACTAGCACCTCAGTATGAAATATATCACGGTATTGAGTCTATGCCACAGCAATTTGTAGACCAATTCTTTATATATGAGCAAGATTCTAATAAAAAGTTCGGAAAGCTCGTTACCCAACTATAAATAGCACTCCTCATTTCTGCAGAAATGATAAATACATACATAAACGTTATCGGAGTTATATATAGTGTCACACCAAGACGATGCAAATTTAAAAGTTATTATAAGCAGGATTCAGCAAAGAAGAGGTCTGAAGCAAGATTTACCACATCCATTAAGACCTGGTGAAATTGGATTCGCTACGGACAGTAAGCAAGTATATATTGGAGCGGATACCGCCGACAATATCAGCAAGACTTATAATAAAACAGTTTACCTTGAGAATACATTAGGTGCTCAGGCTACAACTTTAAATATTGCAAACACTCAAATTATTAAATTTGAAGTTCCTCACATTAGATTTGGAAAAAATAGTTCGTTCGACGGTGTTAGTAAATCAGCATCATGGGTGGCAAACTTATCAAGTACATATAACCTTTCAGACAATAGCAATGTAGCAAGAACGGTATTTGATACTACAGTGGCTAATTCAGCCAATGCTGTAGTTAATCAAAACCAAACTGCTAATGCCTTTGATGCAGATGACGTAACAGTTTTAATTGATGGTAAGAAACAAGTAGGCGACAGTAGTGGTACTGGCGGTACTGTTAATGCTTCTTACGATTACAATTTTGTAAGTGGTAACGCTTCAGGCGACAGCCACACAATTTATTTCAGAACAGCACCTACTAATTCACAAGAAGTAGCAGTTTCATATTATGGCAACAGTCATGTTAATCATGCTATTGCAAATAGTGTTATTGCCAATGGAGCCGCAGTAACTGGTTTCCATACACAAATGAGTATACCGGAATATAGGCAACTTAATTCAGAATTGGTGCTTGTTAATCCAGATTCAGGAACAGGCTTTATTGGTTTAGAAACTAAGCACATAGATGTTGTCCAAGAAGGTAGTGGTATAGCCAATGTAGCATCAGTAACTTTAGGTAATATAGTTGCAGTTAAAGATCCTATTGATCCTTCATTATATTCAACAGATCCAGCAAATGCTAGTTTACAGATATACAGTGGAATTAGTAATGTAAGTTCTATTAAAAGTGGAACGGTACATGGCGGAGAATTAAATACATTTGATATGGGTGCCGATAGTGTAGCATTTACTAAGTATGAAAATGCAAGTGGTGGTTATAATGGTTATGTTTGGTTAGAAGGACAAACAGGCACATCATCAGCAGGTAACACTACAATAGAAACGCAACATTACTTTCACCAAAAATTATTACCTATACAAGCAAATAGTGTTGGAACATCATTTACTGTTGAAACTCCAGCAAACGTATTCCAAACTGCAAGAGCAGTTACAACAACCCAAACTGGTGCAGGAGCAAAAACTGTTACTGGTAATGTAGAAGGTTTAGCAATTGGAGATAAAGTAACATTCGTTGGTAGTAATGCAACAGAATTTACAAATGCTCCATATTCTGTATTAGGCGTTAATACTGGTGCAGGCACATTCTCAGTTACAGAAACTTTAACAGGTGCAGTTAGCACTGGATTAGATTATATTAACCATGGTGACAATGTAGCCAATGTACAAGTATTCAGTTTAAGTCATGGCATGCCAGCAACATCAAATGTTGTATTTAATGTAGCAGTTGGCGGTGTAAGTGCAAACACTGAAGTTGAAACAGTACATGGAAGAACAGGACAAGATGAATATGTTAGTACAACAACTAATACGTTCTTTGTTAGTGCGGCAAGTGTGGCATCAAATGTTACAGGTAATGTAAGTCCGTTTATAACAAACTTATCAGACGCAGATGGTTTAAGTATTAAACCAGGTTACTTACTTGACTTATCAGGTACAAGCTCACTTAATGGTGCAATAGCATTAGTAAATGGCAAACAACAATGGATAAGATTAAGTTTAATACCTAACATTAATGACCAAATATATACATATAGCACAGACCAAACGCAGTACAGATTATTTGATGATCCAAAAAATAATGTAAACTCTTGGACAGCATTAGGTCTTTCAGAAGGACACTTTACTAGAAAAGATAATACTATTAAATCCAAGTTAGAGCAATGGTTTAAAAATCACGATGGACTAGGAAGTTCAGGCATATTAGGTGATGAGAAAGTGAACATTGTTTCAAATGTATTCATTAACCAGCCTTATAGCACAGAAGCATTTGGTTCATGGTTAGTTGACATAGATACAACTAATGGCGAAATAGACTTTAACAGTAATGACGAAGCAGGACATTTTGCAGAGATTGTAAACAAGTTATACTTTAATACATCTAATGCAGACAAACGTGGACTTACAACTGTTAAAACAAACATAGAATTATTAACAACAGCCGCTCAAGAAAGCGGACAATCAGTTAGTACATTTACACAGCCACAGCAATTAACAATTGGCACAGGTAATGTATCACTAACTAACCTAGGCACAGACTCAACAATATACGATACATTATTTGTTGATTATTCATTAGTAGGTACAACACTAGATCCTAGTAATGCAAATGTTTCTAGATACTACAATAGAGTAGGCACACTTATGTACAGTGGTAATCCAAGTGCTGATGTACAAGCAAATGGTGTTGCTAATGGTGTTGTAACAATTAACGATATTTCTACAGAAAATAAAGATGCTAACATTACAGGTAATTTATCATTCTCAGCCAGCATGGCTAATGGTACTATTGCTATTGGATGTAACAACGACTTAACACCTACAACTAGTAATGTTGTGATGAAGTATGTTGTTAGAAGATGGAAGTCACAGTAACACATAGAAACAATGTTTGAAAAAACTAGCGACGTCAATCGTCGTTTACAACAATGGAGAGACTTAAGACACAACGCAACAAGCGAAGTGGAAGTCCTCGATGCCCTTTCCCAAGTAAAAATTCGAGCAAGATATTTAGATTATTGGACACCGAATAGTTGGCCCAAAGCGTTTGATATAGTAGAGAACGGCTACTTTTGTGCCACTGGAATTGCTATAGTTTTATACCAAACTTTGGGTCATTTAAAATACCTAAATCCTAGCGATACAACCTGGAAAGTGATAAGTAATCATGTTACAGGAAATGATGGCGCCGTGTTTATACATGCTGGAAAGGTGTATAATTTGACCCCAGGTCAGACTAATTCGGTAGATGAATTAAGAGCATTATCTATCACCCTCAAAGATTTTAAAAATCTTTACATTCCTTTAATTTAATTATTGACACCGCGGGTGTTTAATGTTATACTAATCTAGAGTAAGATATCTAGACACAAACAAATATACGGACAAACACATGCAAGTACAAAAAAGAAACGGCGAACTAGAAAATATAGACATTGATAAGTTGCATAAAGTCGTCATGTATGCTTGTGAAGACATCACAGGTGTAAGTGCATCACAAGTAGAGATACATTCAAAAATTCAATTTTACGATAAGATTAAATCAGAGAATTTGCAAGAAACACTTATTAAAAGTGCCGCAGATTTGATATCAGAAGAAACTCCAAACTACCAATATGTTGCAGGTAGACTAATTAATTACCATTTGCGTAAGCAAGTATACGGAACATTTACACCGCCATGTTTGTGTGATATTGTTCAAAAGAATATTGATTCAGGTTTCTATGATGCAGAGTTTACTGAGCTTTATACAAAAGAAGAAATTACCGAATTACAAAGTTTTATAGACCATAGCAGAGACGAGTACTTAACTTATGCGGCTATGGAACAATTCCGTGGCAAGTACCTAGTACAAAATAGAGCAACTGGTGAGATATTCGAAACACCACAAGTAGCATACATGATGATTGCGGCTACATTGTTTAGCAAGTATCCAGCAGAAACTAGACTTAGTTATGTTAAAAGGTACTATGATGCTATCTCACGTTTTAAAATTTCTTTGCCTACGCCAGTTATGGCTGGAGTTAGAACACCACAAAGACAATTTAGTTCATGTGTTTTAATTGAAACCGATGACAGTTTAGATAGTATTAATGCTACCAGTAGTAGTATTGTTAAGTATGTAAGTCAAAAAGCAGGTATTGGTATTGGTGCTGGTAGTATTAGAGCTATAGGTTCTAAAATTAGAAGTGGCGATGCAACTCATACAGGAGTTATACCATTCTACAAGTTATTCCAGTCAGCAGTTAAGTCATGCTCACAAGGTGGAGTAAGAGGCGGAGCGGCTACATTATACTATCCTATTTGGCATTTAGAAATTGAGGACATGTTAGTTCTCAAAAACAACAAAGGTACAGAAGATAACAGAGTACGTCATATGGACTATGGTGTACAATTTAATAAACTAATGTACGAAAGATTATTAAGTGGTGGAAACATTACATTGTTCTCCCCACATGATGTACCAGAAGTATATCAAGCATTCTTTAACGACCAAGAGAAATTTAAAGAGCTATACGAACAAGCAGAACGTAAAACAAGTATCAGAAAGAAGACGATTTCAGCAGTAGAATTGTTTAGTTCGTTTGTACAAGAAAGAAAAGATACAGGTAGATTATACCTAATGAATGTTGACCATGCAAATACACATGGCTCATTCTTAGAAGATATAGCACCTATTAGACAAAGTAATTTGTGTTGCGAAATTAACTTACCAACTAAGCCATTAAAAGATATTAATGATCCAGATGGAGAAATTAGTTTGTGTACATTAAGTGCTATTAATTGGGGGTCTATTAGAAGTTTAGAACAATTAGAAAACGTATG